TTGTTTTCTATATCTCTAATCATCCATCTTCTCCCAATTAAAACCAAAAAATACTTTCTGCATCCAACGATGGAATCGGTTTGGCTGATTCCCTTCTCGATAAAATATTTGATACTCAGCACCTATTGTCAATCTCCAGTCAGCTTTAGGTGCTATACAAGTGCTCCCCTCTGATATGTAATAACTTTCTTTATTCATCTTCATCCATCCTGTTAACCCAGTGGTCTATTGTCACCACTTCTTTGCGTTACTTTAAAATCATTATTCATAATATTGATTAACTCTTTTTTGTACTTCTAAGTTAAACTCTTCAACGTCCCGTTCGTCAAGCAGAGTTTTTTTCTGCTCTTGAATTTCAATATTCATTTCATTGCAATCATTAATGAAGCATTCATACTTACCTCCACGCCATAGTTCTTCAACAACACACGCTTCACACGCATCATGTAGGTTATCAAAGACTCCCACAACGTAGGAGTGATTTTCTCTATCACCCCAACGTAATGCTTCTACTACAAAAGGCTTATTCATAGTTTCAACTCCTCTATTTGATAATGTTTCACACTAAGCGACTTACAAGCATTTAAACTTAGTTTAATCTGTTAGTGCTTTAGCATTCAAAACTAACAATTGCTCATACATTGAATCATTACCGTATTTCTTACGAATAGCCTTAATAGCCTGCTCTGTTGTACCCCAAAAACACCCTAATTTATGCATAACACACTTATCATGTTTAACACTGTAACATGTACGCCGTACACCTTGTGGTGCTTGCCATCGTAAAATATAAGTAGCACCTCTTAAATCAGCACGACTTAAATCAGCACCACTTAAATTAACACCCCGTAAATCAGCGCCCCATAAATTAGCACGTTCTAAATCAGCACCACTTAAATCAGCATCACATAAATTAGCACACCATAAATCAGCACCCATTAAATTAGCATCACATAAATTAGCACGTTCTAAATCAGCATCACTTAAATCAGCACGTTCTAAATCAGCATCACTTAAATCAGCACGACTTAAATTAGCACCCCGTAAATCAGCACCCATTAAATTAGCACGCATACCGCCTTTTTCACCTTGTAGCCACTTTGAATGACTGTCTAGTGCGCCCTTTAATTCTTGTTTATTCATTCTTCCTCCTGTGCGGCTTGTATCATGGCTTTGTAAGACTCATAGACCATACGGTATTCACCCTCTAACTCTGAGTCGCTTTCACGCCATCCTAAGCCAGCCTTAAACATCTTCTCTGTCGGCTCTACAGGTACAAGGACGTAGCCTTTTGGTACATGATTAACTCCATAACTAAAAGCAGTTAATATCTTTGCATATGCAGGGTCATTGTCACATATAAGCCATTGTTCCTTAGCTTTCTGCCATAGCTTTTCAGCATAAAAATTATCCATCACTCTACCTCCCACTCATCTTTCAACCAAACGCTATAATCTTTATCGTATGTTTTTACCAAAAGATTACAGGTATCAATCGCTTCCTGAAAGTCAGTTGTTTCCATGATAATTTCAGGACTGGCACTGTCGCAGTTAAGGATAATAAGCCAGATATTCATCACTCTTCCCCCTGTGCCGTATATAGCGCTTGACTCATACCTTCTTGCACCTTGGTCAGGGCTTCTCGCAGGTTCCTGCTTATCCCGTATAGGTCTGCAACTTCTTCTACCATCCAAACATCATGTTCTGCTTCTCGTAATGCGCGCTCTGCTTTGGTTATAGCGTTTATATAATCCCTTAAGCACTGCATGTTATAATTAGTCATCACTCTTCCTCCTGTGCTAATAAACTTCTAGCACTCTGCTGAATCCAATCAGGTATCTGAGGGTGGTCGTTTGCTACACCCGCTATCCATTCCTCTAGCTCACTAACCCTGCCCCTTAGGGCTGTGTTTTCACGCAGATTAAATTTCCCGCGAGCGTATTCGCACTGACAACATCTATTTTGTGGCGATATCTCAACTACTCTCGTGCCACACTCATAACAAATCTGTAGCTCGTCCATTACTCACCCCCATCCATATCTGCGTAGTGTCTTATGTGCTGCGCCAATGTCTCTGCCGTACTGCGCTTAATAGCCATTTTGCTTATCCTTATTTCTTTTGTAAGCTGAATGTTCAGGAATAGGCAAGTATATGCGTTTTTCCATAGCCCAATGATACACCTGATCCATAAAGTGTGTCATCTCACCTTTATCTAAGCTAGATGTCTGAACCAGTTGATCCTTGATCACCAAGTTGCCACGGACAATATCTTTCACCCCAAGGAACTTGTGTTTCATCATTAGCTTAACGTCATCTTCGGACAAGTAAAGCGTTTGATTGTCCTGGACATATGTAAAACCTTTTAATTTCATAGCCTTAGCTATTTCTGCAAACCAGACATGTACTAGGGCATTCTGTGATAATGTTCTAGGATTCTTATACTCTTTGAATAGAATCTGCACTGGCTTCTCAAAGTTCCAATTATCTATCAAGTTTAAAGCTAGGTTATCCAGGACTTGCTTTACTTTATGCCTAGAGTCTATCTTGTAAAAGTTCAAGAGCTGATACCTCCATGTACTTTGCAATAGCCACTAACGTGCTAGCTTTCATATCTTCATTGTTGCGCCATCTAACCACTTGAGAATTGTTAACACCCATGTGGTCAGCTAACATCTGGTTTGTGATCCGCTTTCGCTTCTGTAGTATTTTAAGGGATTTCCCAACGTTCATAGTAACTCCAAAAAAGGGGCATAAGCCCCCTTAATTAAAACGGTAAATCTTCGTCAATCTCGTCAGGATTAAACGCTGGTGTAGTTGGAGCTGGTGCTACTTGTTCTTTACGTTTAAATTTAAGTGACTGATACTTTTGACCAGCCTCGCTAGTATTAGTCCAAGCATCAACGTAATATTCAACACCCTCGATATTTACCGTACCAGTTGCGTTAGGCTGAGTCTGCTTCTCTCTGCGCTTGTTAGCAAATAATGCACCCTTATTTGTGTTATCGTAATTTTTGTTCATTTTTTTCTCCAGTTTTCTGTTTCTAAGTTAATTACTTCAATAGTTTCTTTAAGTGTGTTGTGTAAAGCAATGATGAACTCCTCGTCACGATACACTCGTATAATCATGCTTTCTACGTCAGGATGGAATGACATAAAGTCCCACCAGTCTCTGTTAGTAATATACATACATCCTTGGACTTGCTGAAAGTACTTGCTAGGTAGCTTACCAGCACGTAAATAGCCTATGTGTGTGGATAGCTTAGGGCATTTAATCTCTAAACCACCATCTTCACCTATTAGCCCATCAGGACTACATCCAGCACCAATATCGTTAATAATCAAACCTACCTCCTCGACCTCATTGTCGGTCATTAGCTCGTAGTAAGCCCTAGCCTGTGGCTCTAGCTCGTTACCACGTTCCATAGCTTCACTCTTAAAGGTCTCTGGTATCTCACCAGTAATACGCTGACCTATAAGCTCGTTAATGTAACTCTCAGCCTGTGTGCTACGTTTGCCTTGTGTTGTTATCAACTTTGAATAACATGACGCTGTAGGGACTCCTAGACGCGCTCTGAGCCATTCATCTGTACCTTGCTCTACATTAATTATCTGCATTGTCTTTAGCCTGTTCAATTTTACGCTTTAACATCGACTTAGCTTTAGTGAAGTGACCTGTCTCCATGTCGCTCAATGACTCAATAGCAAATGCTTTGTAGAACTTAGTCTTATCAGCTCCAGACTGCTCAATTAGGCTTGCAAGCTCATCGTATTGACGCTCACTGATATAAGACTTACCACGTACCATAGCCATTTCTGCATCATCATCCACCGCAGGAATTCCACACATGGCTGATAAAGCGTACCTACGACAGTACGTCAAAATGCTACCGCAGGACTGGGGGTCATTCTTAACTAGCGGTAAAAAGCAGTCACTCTGTAGCCACTCGCCTGACTCGTGCATAAGTCTAGTGGTTACACCGATATGGTCTGGTGCGCTGATAGGAAATTGAACGAAAGATAAACCGTTGTTAGCAAACGGCTCTTTGATAGCTTTGATTACTGACGTAAGGTCAGCATAGCTAGACTTAAAGAATGGATTGCTAGAGTCTTTAACTGCACCACCCATCTCAGCCTGTGCTTTAGCCATCGCCTTGGATAGCTCGATAATTGTTTCTGATTGTTGCATGACATTTCTCCTCTGTTGTCGTGTGTAGATTAACAAAAGTGTAAATGCGTGTAAACATAAATGTGAATTTTAGGCAAAAAAAAGCCCACTCGAAAGTAGGCTCATGAACAACATTGGGAGGAATGTTATAATTAGAATACCATATTACTTTTCTCGTGCAACACCTTTCGCCTTCTCAAACGAACGCATCCCACCAAGACCAAGTAAACCCATCATTGTAGGCATTAAAACGTCAGTATTCAGCTCTGGCATATCAAACCAGATGTCCAATACTGGATAAGCAAATACAGCGTAGAATAAACCTAATGCACAGATCCACATTATTGCTGGTCTAGCCCCTGCTACAAATAATGACTTATGAGCGGCTTGCACCTCATTAACCTTGATATGAGCGAGCATGCTTTCGTGAGCTTGCTTCTCTGCTAACGTGCTTATTTCATGAGCCAACTTTTGAGCTTGGTTCTTATCAGGAATAACCTTGTCTAGTAGACCAGTTACGGCAGGTACGAGTAAATTCAACATTAGTACGTCCAAACAACGGGAGTAGTATCCCTAAAGTCCAAGTGAATAAAGTTTTTATCTACACCGATTCCATTAGCACCGACTATTAAGCCAGTGGTTATTATCTCGTGCCTCTCAGCGCCACTAGACACGTATATGTCAAATGCAATGCCTTGGTTATGAGTTCCAGCTTTAGATTTTCTAGCTTCTGCAGGGTGATTGCTACAGCGATATGCAGAAGTTATAGCAAGAGGTCGACCGACAATATTACGAACTGTTTGTAGCTTATCTAAAGCCCACTGTTGTATTTCTTCTTTACCACAGCATGAGCAAGCAAGTTCTTCTGATTTAAAGTTCTTTGTATCTGCCATTACAGTCTCAATAAATAGAATGTAGTTGATATTACTGAGGCAAGTATAAGCCAAAATATCTTATTAGCTGCCTTAGCTGTTTGCTCATTCTGTATTACTACTTTCTTTAAGTCAATAACTTCATCTTCAGTCTTAGCTGTCCTACGCTCTAGGTCATCAACGCGCTCATCATGCCTAGCTAATTCTGTAAGAACTTCGGTTATTTTGCTAAAGTTTTGATCCATCTTATTCTCAAAGCGGTCAATTCTTTTCTCTAGTTGCTCTGACATGTTAGTAACCCTTGATACGTAACTTAGAGTATTCTGCTGATTGGATTTGTTTCTTCATGTAGAGACCGAACTCTACTGTACCGATAGCAGCGCCACATTCGCGTGACCATTGCTCGGCTGTAACTAATGGTACTCGTGCTACGAATCGACCTGCGTGATCTCCGTGCATACTGGGTAACTCATCAGCTAGACGTTGATTGTCCCTTAGCATTGCGCTTACGTCTTGGCTTCGGCTTACTATTATCTTTCCCGACTCCTCGACTATCTTTTCCTGCACTGACATCTATAATCTCCGCAAATCCTAGTTTAGACAATAACTCAGCATCATCGACACTGACCTCAATTTCTTGCCCTAACTCTAGGCGCAAACCGTCAACTGACGGTCTACGCTTAGATAGGCACTTAATTAGTGCCTTTTTCATTAGCTGATATCCGCAATCACACCGTGTGCTGCTTCATTGTCAACTTGTACACCCCATTCTACAGAGATTAAGCGGCGTTCTGCGTGACCAGTACGTGCTAAAGGCTTCTGTGAAGTAGGTGCTAAGTAAGCAACACGTGCGTAGTTTGGATCTAAAACTAACACATCACGTGAACGACTGAAGCGGCTTGGTACGATTTGCAACTCGCCAAAATCAGAAATATACACGTCAATAGCAGCGTTCAACTTGCTATCTTCTGCTTCTTTATAACGAGTAGCGTTACCAGTAAATGCCGAGATAGCTTGTTTCTGTGAACTACCACAAATAACAACACTTGGCTCTGCACCAGCATCCCAACAATCAGCGATAACACCTTTTAATAGTGTTTCAGTGATAGCACGTTGAGTACCGTCAGTAGCTGCTGCGTTAACATAACCAGAGTTACCTGAACCTGAAGTAGTACCATCAGCACCACCAGTACCACGAGCCGCGTTAGAGCGTAAGAATGCAGGTAAACCAGCAGACGCACGAGCTGTACCAGAAGAACCAGCAGAAGCTGCTACGTTGTCACATAACATTTTTTCCATGTCACGCTTTAACTCTTTAAGTTTATAAGCAACTTGCTTAGCAACTGTTTGAGCATTACCAGCACCGTTAACGGCATTGTTAGTATCAGATACTTCAACTACTTTATCAGAAATCTGAGTGTAGTTACCTTGACGTACTGCGTTAGTAGGCGCATCGTTAGCTGGAGCTGATTCGCCCTCAACAACACGGTTAGAGTCAGAAGCTGCTGCTAAATCTACTACGCCCCACTCAAAGTAAGTGTTATCTACGTTTTTACGACCGATAGCTGACATTACTGGGGTGTCAGTTGGTGAGATTGAGATTAAAGCGTCTTGTAAATCTTCTTTAATCGTTGAGACATCATAAGTCTCGTTAGTGTTTGCATTAACTGCCATGATAATTCTACCTTAAAATTAACTAATCAAAAAATTTGCAACATCATCTATGCTGCCAGTTTGTTTCATCTTACTTTTAGCCTGCCTAGCTTTTTTAACTTTACTTGCCACTGGCTTCTTAGCTGCGCCTGGCTTGACATAAGGTCTAGCAGACTTGGCTTTTTCTTTAGCTTGTGGCTTGGACTTCTGTAGCTTAGCGTACATAGCTGCGTTCTTTAATACTATTAACGCTCTATGGTCATTGATTCCTCTGATATCTTCAGGTGTGAAACCAATCGACTCAGCAAATTCTAACATGTCAGACTTAACCTGCTTCGCCCGTTCTGGGTTAGAAAAATCAGGGTCTACCTGTACTAGCTTTTCCATCTCATTAGACAAATGCTGCTGCATCTGTTTCTGATTGATTTGGTCCTGCTGCTGTAGTGTTTGCTGCACTTGTTGTACCTGTTGGTTATAGTTAGCCAATGACTCCTCATAACGCAACTTCTCGTCCATAAAGCCTATCGGGTCTTGCTCGAATAACTCTCTACTTGGTGGTGTAGGTGGAGTTAAGTTCAACTGACCTGATTGAGCTGCTTGCAAAATAGTTTGCAACTGCTGGCTTTGCTGCTGAACCTGAGCTATCTCAGCTTCTACAGCCTTTCTTGCTTCGGCTGCTTGTTGCATGCCTTTCTGGATGTATTTTTGACCAGAATAACTTCGGGTAAGCTCTTCGAGGGATACTTCTTGTTCTTCACCGTCAATCTTAACAGTGTAAAAAAGCTCCTCATTATCGCTGCCTAGTTCTTCATCTTCTTCTACATCTTCATCTTGCTCGACTTCCTCTAGCTCATCACCTTGGTCGTCTTGCTGGATTTCTTCATCTGGCTGACTTGCTTCTTGCTCGTCAACTAGATCTAATTGTTCTTCCTCAGCCACTGGCTGTTCTATTAAGCTATCTGCTACGGCATCTACTGAGCCTATTGCGTGTTCTGTCATGTCAGACATGGTACAGTTCCTCACGTTTTATTTAATGAACTTCTCATCATTAGCACGACTTTGTAAAGTGGCGCTAATCTTGTCCAATGCAATGAGTAACATCTTTGCATCTTCTCGCTTAATTGTATCATCTTTAACCGAATTAACAAATACGGCAATTTGCTCGTTACGTATGTCTGCCATGACCTCTGTGAAGTCTGGGTTACTTAGTAGCGCTTTTGCCTTACTTGACTTTACTGTATTCATTACTTATCCGTTGGGTCGTAGCCGAACTCATGTATAGAGTTACCATCTGTAAATACGTCTTTAGCTTTGACTTTTTTAGAGATTACCTTGTAACCCTCATCACCGCCAATATGGTCTAGCGCGTACTGCTTGGTAGTTGTAACCCAGTCTCTAGGGTTAATATCGTCAACGCCCTCTGGCACTGCTCGGTATATTGTAACCATGCCATCAGGGTCGCCAGCCATCTTCTGTATAATATTCACTGCTTCTTGGTCATAGTCTGAGCCTACACCAAAATATCTTACTGCATTACCAGTGTAAATGTCATCACCAAACATATTTGTAACGTCATCTAGGCTTGAGTTATAGTTATCTTCATCTCTATATGGCGCTGTATGTTGCATTCTGTACGATGTATCTATACTATCAAATAGCGAATCAGTCTTATTGCTTTTTATGGCGCTAGGGTTAAATACTTGAATGTCACCATCTAATACCGCCCCGTCATAGCCCTGATCAATAAGCTCACCAACTGAATACTTATCAAGCTCGTCATAACCAGCAACCTTATTAAGCTCAATATCTCGCTCTATAATTCTACCCTTTCCAGCTGCTGCGCTAGATGAGCTAGACGGATCTGAGAAGTTACTAGGGTTATCTGTGAACCAAACCGTACCATCAGATGTTTTATTAAAGTCAAAATCATCAAAATCTTTATCTGTCTGGTGATAAACCTTGGCTTTATAAGGACCGCCAAAGTCATCAAAAAGCGACTCTATAGGTTGACTGTTAGCGCCATTTTCAACTATACTATTTACTCTCTTTGGTATACTTGAATCGTATACTGCAACTTGGTCTCCAAAGATTGACCCTTTAAATCCTAGTTCGCTTGCAAGCTCTGGTCTGTACTCATTCATAAGGGTCATTAGTTGCTGGTTATTCGCAGAGCTTAAATCTCCACCCTCTCTCCAGCCAACTACCTCATCATCTATAGATAATTTATCAAATAAACTCTCATCTATAGCCATTATATCATCATCATCTAAAAGTCTTGCTTTTGAATAATCATTATAGGCGTCTTTGGTTTTTTCCTGAAGCTCTCTAAACTCCCTTAGCCCCTCTTTATCTCTTTTAAGGATTTTTATTTTTTGCTCTCCAAAGTGAGATATTCTGCTTTGTGGAACTGATTGTACTAACTCTTTCTCGATTAACTTTCGCTGCTCTTTCGTCAAGTTACCCCAATCTAGAAAGCTGCTAGTGTCTACGTCAAACTGCATTATGTTTTTGCCATATTGCTTAGCTATGCTTTCTTTTGGAGTTAAATAATGCCCTAACCCTAGTGATGTCAATTTATCACCTACTCTTGCTGGGTCAAACTCATTGAACTCTGCATCTGAGCCATGAAACAGTCTACTTATATTTGATCCATCTATCTCATCTAGCAGACCTTTAGCCTTTCTTGCACCCTTACCAGCAGCATCTCCTACTACTGGAATAGCAGACAATAAGCCAACACCAGTCTCAAAAGCATCACCCTCACGGATAGCTCGACCTAAATCATCACCACCAATAGCATCACCTATAACTGGTGCAGCCTCTGCAATAGACCCTAGCGTTCTACCAGTGTCCATAGCTCTATAACGGTCTGATACAATGCCTGTGTCATAAAGTGTATTACCGATACCAGAAGATATCATCTCACTTAGTGTAGGCTCGTAAGTATCTGCTGTCTGTATAGGCGTAAGGGCATCAGTGGCACTTTGACGCGCACTGGTAGGATACATTTGACGTAGAGCTAGACGCATCTGCTCTTGACTCATTCCATCAGGTAAGTCTACCTCACCAAAACCCTTAACCATAACTCTAGGCATTTACAAAATCTCCGATATCTGGGTCAAATACAATCGAATTAGAGCGTACCTGCGTATCCAGGTCTTTATTCAACTTCTGCTCTAGCTCGGTCAGCTTGATTGATAATTCTGCTATTTTAGCATCTTTATCCATGTCTAGCTTCTGTTGTTTCTGTGATAGCTCGATATTACCTTGCTCAATCTTAGCAGCGTTTAATGCTACCTCTGATTGTAGTTTATCATACTTGCCTTTCTCATCAGATTGCAGTTTAGCCATGTCAACTTGGATTTGTTGCTGTTTAAGCTGGTTCTGGACCATATCAGCTTCAGCCTTAGCCATTTCTGCCTGAGCCATTAACATAGCTGCTGGGTCTTGTGGTGGCTGTTGCTGTGCTTGAGCTTGTTGCTGTTGTAGTAACTGTTGCTCTAGCTCTGGTGTAACTGGTTTGTAATAGCGCTCACTGTTGCGAATACCTGTCATAGCTAACATATCTGCTAGTGTGTTACGGATATTAGTCACACCTACGACTGGATTCTGTGCGCCATACGATTGATATACTTGCATCTGCATTTGTAGAGTCTGCTGTAAGGCTGCTAGTTTCTCTTGCTCTTTACCAGTACCTAGACCTACGTTAACAGACATATCCATGTCAGAGTTCCATGAGCGAACATCCATAGGGATAAACTGACCATTAAGGCGAATAAACTCCTCATCATCAGCGTTCTTGATCATGCAATCTAACATGAGCTTAAATAAGCGTTTAAAGCCACCCTCAGCTAGGTTACGTGCAATGACTTCAATCTGTCCTGCTCCGCCCTCCACAGTCGCTTTAACGGCTGTTGCTGTAGCACCTTGTAGTGCATCGCTGTCTAAACCTAATGATGCTTGTGAGATACCTGTCTTATCAGAGACTTTCTGGTCTAAGTAACCCATGAATGGTAATACTTGACCTGCTACGAATGGAGTCTGTAAATCACGTACTGCACCTGACTGTTTAACTCGGATAATCGCACCAATTTCATTATTGAGTACGTCATCTACATTAACCAGGTCCTCGATAATCTCACGCTGTGGATTGTTAGTTAATGCAACGTTATCTAAGATACCACGTAGAACGCTTGTGGTAGCGTCTTGCTCGTTGATTAGAATATCAGCAATAGAACGACCAAAGAATGAGTGAGGCTCTGGGTCTGCTTCAAATACTGCAAATGGGTTATCCTGTACTGCTTCAAAGTCTAGTACTTCATGGTTAGAGCCGCCAGTAATAACCTTATGCAATACTGGAATACCAGTACCCTCTACGTCCATCTTGATGTAAGACTCACACACCATGACCATCTTCATTGACGGGTCTAGGCTCTCATCTTCTTCTTGACGGTCAGAGAAATAACCTTGTCGTGCATACTGTTCTTCGTCCAACATAGTGTCAGACTCGTTCATGCCGTCTAGCTCTACTACGTCATCATACTCAAAGCCCATAGCGACTAAATCACCTACGCGCATCTCAGTACGTTGACCAATGATATAGAAGTCATCCATAGAAGTGGCGTTACGGTCTACGTATAGCTCCTCTGGTGGCACTGACTCGACTTTAAGGTCTCCTGAATAGTATCTACGCACTATCTTGGCATCATGGCTTACAATGCCATTCTCGTCCACCATGGTGTGTTCTAGTACTTCTGTGTCAGGGTCGTTGACTATCAGGCTAAACTCATCTTCATTAAGATTGGTATACTCGTAAGAGTCAGACTTCTCTTTCTGCTCATAGTAAACCTTAGCTACACCTATCTTCTTGAGTAGTGCGTCATGGATAGCATCAGCTAAGACTGTGTAGCCCTTACACTGATTAAACTTGTAACTACAGTAAGATGTGGCTTGGTCCGATACTGGTGCTTGGTCTGGTCGTCTAGGGATAAATTCTACTGGACGATCCGTTGATAAGAACACACGCATAAGCGCTGGCTTAATGTTACGGATGGTATCTCGTACTTTAGTATCTACTACTTTAGAACGACCTATCTCGGACTCAATATCTACCTGACCATCATAGTAACGCTGCGCTTTAATGCGATCTTCTGCAATCTCTGACTGTATAAAGTCTACTGCGTCATCTACCGCACTTGATACTATGTTCTGAATATCATCTTTCTCTAATGGCTTCATTATTGCGCCCCTATTTGACCTGCTTGAGTTGAGCCAATTCTAGAACCTGCTGCTTTTATTCTTTGGATGTAAGGCTCTGCAAGTCTCGCTATTTCTTCCTGTATCTCTTTGTTTTCTAGACCGCTAGTAAGTACCTTGTATATTTGGTCTGGATCTTCTGAGATTAGGATGCGCGTTAAATCTAGTATTTCATCATCCGTTAACTTGGCTGATAACTTCTGCTTAATGGCTTGTGTAGTAGCGCCTATCATAACACCAGTGGCATCACCTGTCATTACTGCACCACCTAAATCAATTGCTGCTGACGCTCTATCATCTAACTGACCACCTCTAGCTAGCATAGGCGCAGTTTGTGAACCGCCCTTAGTTGGCAGTGCGGCTTGAGACAATCTAATATCTCTGTAAGCTCTTGATGCCTCTGGTACGCTAGAATTAGGCGATATCATCTCTATAAGGCTTCGCGCTGGAGTCTTTTGACCTAGCTCTGTAACTGAGTCCGCTGCTGTCATGCGTGATAAAGCCATTAAATCTCTATCTTCTCTGCCTTTACCCATTAGAGTTAATGCAGCGCCTTGACCATATCGCTGTTGCTCTTGCGGGGTCATTTTATCAAAATCAAGCGTCTCTGTGCCAGTAATTTGCTCACGACTAAGTGCTGGTGCTTTAACACCTCTAGTGTAGGCTTCTTGCTGTTGCTTCATTGACCTGAAGTTGCGTCTAGCATCACCATACTCTGGAACTTGTCTTTCTATAAGGTCTTGGATGACATTCTTATCATTACGGTATGTCTGCGCCAAGTCTCCTCGACCAGCTCTATTTTCCATGTTATCCATAGAAGCTAGTGTGCGCTTCATTATCTCAGCATCTTCCATAGTGGGCATGCGAATAAACTCTACTGCGCCATTCTCTTTAATCTGGAATGGAGGAACTAGATTCCCGTCATATCTATCCATGATTTCTTTAGCTATTCTTGGATTTGCTAGTTTTGTCTGCATAAAGTCAATCAGTATTGGTGATGGGTCTTTACCTGCGTTTCTAGCTAAGTTGTATAGCTCACTTGCGCTTTCTTCTTCTGACTTTCTGGTAGCGCTCTCTAATGCAGTTAAGTTTGGATCGTAAGTGTCACCCACATCCCTGCGCAGCGCATCAGTCAGCTCGTCACCTTTCTCTCTAGCTCGTCTTGTGTATGACGTAGCCGCTTCTCTAAGCGCCTGTGGATTTCTAGATGTAACCTCACGTAGTAAGATCCTGATAGTCTCGTTATCAGACATTACACGACCATTAGCCACTTCCTCTAAGAATTCCTCTGGCTCTAGACCAGCGTCAGCGGCTTCTTTTTGGATAATTTTTTCTACTCTACTGGCGCTAGGTTTACCTTGTAAGTAGGCTTTAATTCCGCCATACAAGTTAGATCCACCACGACCAAGCAACTCTGAACCCTTAGATACTGCTGGCGACATAACCGTACCTATACCAGCACCAGTCAATGCGTCCATACCAATGTCAGATACATCCTCTTTGTCGCTATAGCCAATACCAGCAATACCACCCTCAATAGTACCTACTTTAGCTTGTTTTGCCAATGTTGATAAGTTAGGGCTTACCGCTGCTTGCTTAAGTTTATTACCTAAAGTTGCTAGGCGTGAGACATTAGCCGCTGTGGCAGTCTGACCTAGCGCTGGGACAAACATACTTACAAAACTAGGGATTGTACTGCCAGCCATCTCTAATGCTAGCGCTTCTGCACCATTCTCGCGCTGATAGTCTGCAAGCTGCTTACGTATATTGTTACGAATATCCTTGTAGCTGTCATCTGAGAATACTGAGCGTATAGCTGCTTCTGCTTCATCAGCAAAGCCAAATGTAAGACCTTGAGCTAAAGACCTAGTTTTCTGTGACTCTACTGGCTTTTTCTCACTTCTTACTTTTTGTATACTGCCCGTAAACGTCTTATTTAATACTTGGTTTTTAAACTCATCTGGTTTCATGCCTTGAGGTACTACTAGCTCATCAATTTCACCAGTGCGCTTATTCTGTATTTTAATGGTTTCCATTGTGATCCTTAATAGTCATTTAAGTCTGCTGAAGAAATAGTAGTAGGTATATCTTGAGCTGTATTCTGGCGAATATATTCACTATACGTCATACCACTTTGCGACAATGTTCTAGCCTTACCTCTAATCGCGTTAGCTAACTTAGCTTGCGCTTGGTACTTATTCTGAACGTATACACGCAATTCTTTTGGACCTAGGTTCTGAGGAATCTCTGTGCTTAATGCTAAAGCAAGCTCTTTCTCACTTAATGCACCAAACGTAGCAGAGTTAATTACTGTAATACCTAGCTGATTAGCCGCACTTCTTAGTGATGCTGTAGCTTCATTTAGCACTGGCAGCTTAGACATAATAAAGCCAGTGTCAGCGCCCTCATCAATATTTCTAATGATACCCTCATAAAGCGGTAACTTAGACTGAATAGAGCCTGCTTGTTGCATTGCTAAAGCCGCTTGTTCTTGCGCTTTCTGCATGTCAGCGAATCTTAACTTCTCTTTCGTTTCCAGCTTAGCTATTTCTTCTCTGGTTAGCTGATTTGCGCCCTCAATATTTACTCGCTGACCACCACGCACAATGTACTGCTGACCAGTTATGGGGTCTACGCTAAGACCGCCTGTAACCGAACTGCTCTTACCCATCTGTAAAAAGTCCTCATAAGAACCTTGATATCCTTGCTGCTTAGCAAATTCATATTCACGCACTTTAGATGGCTGTTCTGTAGGTGAGCTAAGCTGGCTTTTCATGAGCTGTGACGCATAAGCCATTAACATCTGAGGATTACCCTCTAATGATTTTAATGTAGCTTCATCTACGCCTTTAGCACGTAAGAACTCGATAGTCTTATTTGCTTGCTGGTTGATTAAACCCTGCTTCTGGCGTTGAGCAATATTACCCTTTGCCAAGTCAATTAAGCCTTGGTTAGGGTTCATGGTCATGCCCTGTAACCCAATAGTTAATCTATCCTTTAAATCAGGGTCATCTTTAAACTTCTGACCTATTGTGTCAAATAAATTCATCATAACCCCTTAAAACTGCATGCCTAATGATAGAAAATCGAATAACCCTGGAGTTTTAGTGTTCTTTTGTGACTGCTGACCAGTCTGTGAGCCACTGTACGCACCTATAAGCGCATTTAACGCATCTTGTGGTGAGTTGTAGTAGTTTTGAGTTTGATTGCGTCCAGCGTTGATCAGAGCCTGCATTAGGGCTTGTTGCTGATTGCCTGCTTGCATCTGGTTCTGGTTAAGCGTGTTACCCATGTTAAAGCCTAAGTTAGATAAGCTACCTAATTGACTGCCACCTGACATTAATCGGTTAGCGTACTGATTAAGGTTAGACTGGTTAGCTAGTTGAGACTGCATTAATTGACCTGCATTAAATGTACTTGCGCCTAAGTTGGCTGATTGATTAGCTAAATCTACATTCTGACGGTTCTGTATATCACGCCCAGCTAAGTCTGCTGCTTGTGCGAACCCTTGTGAGCGTAGTTGAGCCGCTGTATTTGCTTGCTGCTCTAATGCCGCTCGATTAGTCTCTGCTTCCGCTACACCTTGACGTGAACCACCAAATGCGCCTGCCGCTGTAGCCTGTGAGCCTACTTGGTTGACCTGCATCTGACGTTGACGCTCAATGTCTTTCATGGCGTTATCGACTACTTGCTGCTCGTATGGGTTCTGATACTGTGACATACCTTGAGAAATATCATTAGTACCTACCTGACCAGCTCGCACTTGTGCTGCTCGTATATTGTTAGGCTGCACACCTAGACCTGCTCGTGTAGCACCTAAAGCATCAGTATAAGCACCTGCTGACTGATTAAAAATACTTGGTTGTGCCTGTTGTGCTTGCATTCCTGCTTGATAGTCTAAATAGCCTTGTGGATTAGCTCGAACCGCATTAGGGTCTATGCCTTGTGGTAAGTTGTTATAATCTATATTATCAACATTTATACCACCACGGTTACCGCCATCTGTAGCTGGCACTGTTGGTGCTTGTGGAGTGTTACCTGCGTTTCGCAAATCTTCCCAGGAATCAAAAATGCGTCTACCGTTAATTGGGTTTGTAGATCTTATAGGACCTTGGAATCCAGTACCACCTGTATATTGTTGTGGTTGTGGACCTTGTTCATTAATCACCTGTTGCATTAACTGTTGTTGCTGATTGCCTGCTTGCTGGTTAGCTGTAGGCATCATGCCCATATGTCCAGTTCCAGATGTGTTATTTCCGCCTGTAGTGCGTGTTGCTGGCGTATTAGCGCCCATTTGTGGCATACCCATGATGCTACCTCATTGTCTCGTAAGTTCTAATTAATTTCTTTAGCTCTTCATCTCGCTCTTGCTGCTTATCAAACGAGTCAAATAGGCTTTTTATTGGGGATTGACTAGCTGCTGACTGACCCATCATATTACCTGCATCACTAAAGCTACTAGGTATAGATAAGCCTTGCTGTGGGTTCATAGTTAAGCCCATAGCCTCTAACTGCTGTGATTGTTGTGCTGTAGGGTCAAACGATACCATGCTTGGCTGTGGCGCTTGATAGCCTTGTGTTATAGCGTTTAAATCAGTAAGCATTGGATTCACTGGAAACATTCCATCAATCTGCTGTTGAGCTTGTGGCGTAAAGTTTAAATCACCAACTGGCTTAACTGACTCACCAAAAAACTTATCTGATAAACTACCATCAGTAGCCAACTCATAGCCTCGACCGATTAAAGTATTATCTAGCATACCTCGACCTAGCTGACCAGCGTAGTACCCTGCGCTATCCATAAAGCTTGGATCTTCTTGAGTATAATTTGTTATCGATAACGGGCTTGATGGGTCTAGTGACGCGTTAAGGTTAGCATCGAACGAATCCTGCATGAATTGGTCATAATCACTATAATCAGTAGGACTAGGCATTGTCGTATTGGGCTGCATACCACCTAAAACTGATTCAGTAGTAACTGGTTGGACCATAGGTGATGTGCTAGATGCTTGTTGAGCTGCAAAATCATCATAGCTGTCATACGTCTGAACTGGCATAGTAGATGTGCCTACTGGTGAGTTTATATCTCGCTGGTTAGCTTGCTGTGTTGCTACAGTGCCAGTATTACGTACTGATGGTGCATTAGTGCCTGAGTTACCAATGCTACCAGAGCCTTGTGCGCCACTTCTAGGGTCGATAAAGAAGCTGTCAATTAATGATTTCTGACCTGGACGATCTGCACCAAAACGACTTACCGCATCAGCAAACAACGGCTGAGATGAGTAACCCATCACACCGCCAAAGTTCTGAGCCTGTGGCATACCAGCCATCGCATCAGTAGGCGCTGATAAGCCAAATGCACGACTAGCATCTGCTGTATTCTGGAATCCTGCTGCTTGCATAGGATTGAACGCTGCTACATCTGCGCCATAGTATGGAGTGTATCCAATACTTGCTATGTCTTGAGCTTGACCTAAATTAGCTTTAGCAGCTTCTTCTAGCCACTTAGGAATCTTTACTTTTGACTCAGTAGAACCACTGAATAAACTACCCATTATATAACCCTCGTCATACATGCTGAGTCAACTGACCAGCCATGTTGTTTTAACGCTTTAGTCCAGCCCATACGACCAATCATCGTCATCAGCTCGCAATTCCTAGACTTAGCAAATTCTATTACTTCTTCATGTAAATCTGTTACACCCTCTAAATCACCGCCAGCTAAGAATACAAATAGCACTTTCTTTCTGGGATATTGAGTGATTTGTGTAACTACGCATCCTCGGTCATTAGCAAATAACTGAAACTCACCTTGCTCTATACCACGTACCACATCTTCAAAGTCGTGAGTGCCATTAGAGTACTTTAGTGCGCCTATAATCCATTTACTTATCATTGATTAACTCGTATGATTGATATCGTTGCTGCTGGTGCAGATGGTGCGTAAGACGTAGCTGCTGTAGCTTCTAACCAGCCATCAGTGTCATCGACTGCCCACATAGCCTTAATTGTATCATTTTTAGCAAACGTAAACAAAGCTGCTCGTGACATAACCTTAGTTGAGCCATTATCCTTAATACTAACCACTATTGTCGAGCCTGGCACATCCACGTCATTAATTCTAGGAAAGAACCTGAATACCTTAACCGAACTGGAGTCGGACCTAATCTGCGCTGAGAATGTAATTAAGTATTTACCTGGTTCTTGTATGGTAATCTCATCAGAAACCACCGTAATACCACTAGCATCTGTAGCGCTCCATGCAATGCCATACGCTGTATCTGCTGCGGCTGCTGTAACATTGGAATCCACATAAGCATTTAGCGTACCGTTAGACAATACTATCTGTCTAAACTCACCATCTACAGATACCACTGGGTAGCTATTCTCAGCATCCCATAAGATAACACCGTCTTGCGTAGCCTTAGCATCAGCAGTCTTAAACTGTAGTAGTGAGCGTACTTGGTCCAGATACTTAGTTAGACGGTTAGCCCACGTTACAGTGTCATCATTAAACAGTTTAGGTGTCATCGTTTGCTACCTTGTTTAATCTCAAGTCTATTCACACCTACACGCCAGTCAGAATTAGTATTGCCTGTTAAGCGTATTCTAAGCTGTCTACCAGTAATTCTTAGGTCAGTGGGATTAGACATATTATAAGCACCATAAGCGTATTCATCACCGTTAGGATAGAACTTAGCATAGAAGTTAGCAACTACATCACCTTGCGTATTCTCATCAGGTATCATTGATGTCACTGACATGACGTTATCACCGTTACCGATTGCTATTGCACCAGACTCTACGAATGGTGAATCATTATCATAGTTAAAGCCTACTTCATGCTCGTATATGTAGCCGTTAGTGCCTGTGTAGGTAGGTCTATCATAAGCGCCTGCATCAACACCAGCAGTACGTGACATAGTGCCAATATGCCAGTTATTGTCTTTATAGTTATACGCCACATAGCGGTCATTCTCAATCGCACTAGAACTAGGATAAAACCATAGTATCTCGTTAAATTTAGCGTTAGTGACTGCAAATATCTTGGATGACTGTGACACGTTCATATCAGTGAATACATGGTCTATTACCTCGCATGGTAGCTCTTGAGTCTTGCCGCCACCGTAGAAGTAGAATGAGCCATTACCCATCCAGAATGCCCCAGCATCAACTGCTGACACTGCTGCTTTACTGATTATCCCACATGATGATCCAACACGCTCAAAGCCGTATACATATGGCGCACCCTGATAGGTAGCTACATGAGCATCATTAGTAGTTAGGATTAAAGTCTGACCTTGAACACGCTTAGCGCACTGTATAGAGCCAGTAGTCTGTAACT